GACTGACCTAGGTATTGTAATTCCAGCAGTTCCAAATGGAACTGGAACTGGGGTCTTGGATAATTATGACTTTGTTTTACCATCAAATTTACAATCCCCCAACGTTTACTTTAGACTATTTCAACAATCAAATAGTGGCGCTAATTATGACCACTATGGAATATTAAGTGTAACATTTCTCGGTGATGTAACTATAGATGTCATAAATCCAACTATAACTCTGACAAAAAATCCACTACAAGTCAGTAATCCTACAGTTTCAGCAGCTGCTACTATCATTTTAGGTAAAAGAGTTCAATCAGTAAGTATTGTGAACGGAGGAACTAACTACAATGCCGCCACAACTTCAGTTAATTTTACTGGAGGTCTGTTCGCTACTACTGCATCTGCAACCGCAAGTATTGGAAATACCTTAGGAATAACTTTAACTAACGCTGGCGAAGGGTATTCATCAGCAACAATTAATTTGGTTGGTGGTTCTGGAACTGGAGCAACTGCAAGTATTACTGTTGCCAATAACAAAGTTTCTTCGGTTTCTATTACAAATCAAGGTCAGGGATATACAACTCCTCCCTCTGCTGTAATTAGTGCTCCAAACAATTTCTTGCTTCCAACATGTCAGGAAGTTGCATCTAGTATCAATACTATGATTGAAACGATAGAAGATCTTCTCTCCCCTGCTGCTGGTCAGTCTGGTGGTAGTTATAATCCAGGAGGAGCTGGTATAATAGCAATAACCCCAACTAATAGAAATAAACCAGGAAATTGGACGAATACTCTTACATATTCGAACTATAATATAATTGAAGATCCAAATATTTTAATTAATGAGTGTTCGGATGTAACATCATCAATTAATACTCTATATTTAAATACAAAAGATATTTTAGATAAAAAATCTGTTTCTAGAGTTTTACCAGATTTTATTGATGGTGAAACTAAAGTCTTCGATTTGTATTGGGAAAATGGTGAAGAAGTAGAGACTGATGTTGATGAAGATCTGTTTTTAACTATTAACGCTGTACTACAAAGACCAAAATACACAGAAACTTATCCTGGAGATGATGCTTATTACATCAATAGAGATACAATACCAAATCAAATAATATTCGATGTTGCTCCTATTTGGGACCAAGATTTTGGTGCCAAGAGCATTGGCGAACCAACTGCTGTTGAAAAAGTTATTGGTATTGGTGTTGGAAATTATAAGAGACTTACTATTGATTACGACTTAGTTAACAATATCAGAACTGGACCATTCTTAATTCTTGATGTAGAAGATAAAACAGTTCAAAATGTTGAGGAACCAGATTTTCTATATGTATTTTTAGATGGTGTTCTTCAAAGGAAAGGATATTCATATACCGTATCAGGTCCAAATATTTTCTTCAATGTTCCTATTTTGAAGGAAATGAAAATTGATATGAGATATTTGTATGGAAGAGATATTGGTCAAGTATTAAATATTTTTGATTATAATCCAGACACATATTACTCTAAAGCAAAAGCAAATATAACTGTAACTTCTGGATTGGAAAATCTTATTAAGTATTCTTGGATGGGAGAAAAAATTGGATCCCCGATCCATGCGTATCAATTAAATGCTAATCTAACATATCAAATGATTGGCGAGATTTCTAATTTGTATGCCGTTGGAAATAATTTACAATTTGATGTATTTGGTAATAAAGCATCTATTGATGTATCAAAACCAGTTTATTTTGCTGTAAAAAGTTTTTATAATATTAATACTTCTATAAATGTATCTTCCGCTACTCTTACATATGAAGTTGATGATGATGGAAGACTATTATTGTCTGATCTAGACCAAATATGGTCTGGCACAATTATTGGTAAGACATATAAAAGACCATTTGTAAGTCTATCTAATAATGATTCTATTCTTATAGAAGGGCAAGATAAACTTAGGAAAATTAAAAGACTTCCTAATATAGTAACAAGTAAAGAACAAAGAGCAGACAATCAAGTATCAAATTCCTTATTTGGAGTTGTAGATATTGAGAATTACAACGGAATTACTAGAGGCGAGGGATTGTCTGTTGTAGCGAGTATTCAAAATGGAAAGGTTGTATCCCTTACATGGAATCAAAGAAGTTATGATCCTATAACACCGCCAACAGCGTATCAATATGAAACTCCACCAGTATTACATTTTATACCATTAGATGGAAATGGTGGCGGAGCAAGAGCAAATGTTCTTGTAAGTAAAGGTCAAGTCATAAGTGTAGATTTACTTGATGGTGGGTCTGGATACACGCAAGCACCAAAAATAGTTGTAGCAAGAAGATTTGATATTTTAAATGAGCGCGATATTGGTATTTCACTTATTAATCTTGGTATCGATTCTAACGGTGCGTTTGGAGCTGGATTTGCAGTTTTTTCAAATATTGATGTATTAGGAAACCAAGTTTCTGGTGTAGATTCCTTTACTTCTATATTCTTTTCTAGTCCAGAAACTCTTGAAAGATATATCACAGCAATTATTCAACTCCAAGGTAAAGCAGGAACAAATTTACAACGTCTTGCATTTGAACTACTAAGAGTAACAACTCCTAATTTTGAAGACGTTAAAAAAATTGATACTTTTCATAATGTTACGGAAATAATTGCGACAATATCTGGAAGAGTTGAAGATATTATCTCTAGTTCTATTATTACTACAAATAGAGAAATAACTACAACATTTGAAAATCTAATTCCAAATGATGCTCTATCAAATATAAACTACTACGCAACTGCCGCATTCTTACAAGTTGATCTTGGTGCTACTGAAACTGTGATTTACGTTGCAGATACCAGTAAATTTAAGTCAAATGGATATCTATTAGTTGGTAATGAAATAGTAAGATATCTAAGAAAGATCAATGATCGTTTCTTACGAGTTAGTAGAGGAGAGTATGATACAACCCCACAAGCATGGGTGGCGGGAACATTTGTAAGACAAATACCAGATCCTATTTCTACTGTATATGGTGGTGTAGCTTATATTGAATCTTCATCTCAACTTGTTACTATACAAGGCGGTTTGGGAGCAATAAATGCGTCTGATACAATAACAAGATATGAAATACAACTTCCATCTACTACACTCACCTCTATAGAAAAAGAGATTGTAATCGATATCACATTAAATGGCGTTGTAAACTCTATATCTAATATATCATATACCACTTCAACAGTAGTAGAAACAATTCTATCGGATATTCAATCTGTATCATTAATATCATCCAATCAATACTTTACTACAGTTTTTGATATTAAGACAGAAGCAAAAGTAAATACAACAATATTTGAAGTATTGCTTTTTGTACCAAATTCTGGTATTGTCGATTCTATTGAAGAAACATTATTCTGGAATGATACTATTTTACAAAGAAGTGGGTCATTTGTAATATTAGATAATTCCATTTATGGAAAACATGTTATCCAAAGAGATGGCACTATAGTTCAAATTAAAAATATATCTTTAGATGACCTTACATTTATTGGAACATATGAAAGATCTAGAGTAGGTCATACTATAAGTCATTTTAATGGAACATTTGATGATGGAGTATGTGATGTTTCTGCTTTAACGATAGAAGCATTTGGATTATATTATCCTACTATGACTATTCTAGATTTTGAACTTAGAGGGAAATCTGGTTTTAATTTAGCTGGAGATTATTTTAATTTACTTCCTCCATCAATTCAAAATCCAGTTACTACTATTTCTCAAAACCCTGGAACAATTGGTACAACAATGTTTGTACGAAACACTACATACTTCCCAACTAGTGGATACTTATTTACTGGTAATGGTGGTGTGGTTCAATATACGGGTAAAACTTTAATCACATTTACTGGTTGTACCGTCGTTAGAGGTTCAAATTCTATAAGTGTAGGTACAGAAATCATTCCTCACCAAATAACCTAAATAACTACATAAATATAAATAACTTTGGCACAAATCACGTCGGAACGAAAAACCAATGGCTGCTATTATTTCTGATAAGTTTAGAATTTTTAACGCGAAACAATTCTTAGAATCGCTAACTGAAGGTGCTACGGATACAGGTTCCGAGCGTACTAGAATGTACTTCTTTGTTGGGCGTCCCCAACCTTGGAGAGCATACTTAGAAGTATTTTCAAAAGGAAGTGTTGCTATTACAGTAGGGCATAAGATCTTTGTTGGCACAACCGCTGCTCAATATGCTGCTTCAGCATTTAAAGCAACTGTTGCGGCGGTTTACACAAATGCGATCCTTCTGACAGATGTTTCTGGAAGCAATGGTGTTAATTCAACCCCTCCATTTGGCAGTACAATTTCCTCAACGGCAGATAATGGTACAACAATTGTGGCAAACGCAACAGCAGTTACTGGCGTTTATCGTTATGCCACAGAAGATATACCACCTCTTCCATTAGATAACTTAACCGAATTTAATGTAATTTATGATGAAATTATTGCTGCCAAGCGTATTACTGAAACATTTGCTAGAGCAGTAATTCGTCGTTACAATTGGGATCTAGTAGCAAATCCAAAGTACGATATGTGGAAACCAGATTACGCAGCTACGGCAGCAACTGGTGGTCAAATTGGAAAGCAAGCTGCCAACGGAGCAAGTTCAATTGCTGATGCTAAATTCTATGTAATGAATACTGATTATGAAGTATTTAAGTGTCTGTATAACGGTCAAACACCCGCTGCTGCCACTGGACAAAACGCAACCACAATGCCTAGCACAACAGCAGCTGGTTATGTTTCCTCAACTGGCATTTTTACAGAATCAACTGGAGCTGGTTACATTTGGAAGTATATGTATACTATTCCAACTGATGACGTACTAAGATTCCTTTCTTCAGATTTCAAACCAATTGTTCTTCCATCAAATCCTTCGCGTACAGCAGTAACAGCAGCCGCAGTTGCTGGCGCAATTGATGTTGTTTTAATTGAAGATACTGGTTCTGGACTTCCTGCCTCACAAACTCTTTATGCTTCAATCAAAGGAGATGGAACTGGTGGTATTGTCAAATTTGCTACTAATTCTTCTGGTGGTATTACTAGTGCTTCTATCGAGGCAAGAGGATCTGGATATACTTATGCAAATGTTCTTTTAGGTAATGGTAACCTATTCAGTAATGTAGGATTAACAACTGGTGTCGCCACTCCATCTGGATGGAAAGGAGCTCTGGAAGCTATTCTTCCCCCTCTAGGTGGTCATGGTAAGGACCATGAATCTGAACTAAATGCTAAGAGAGTTATGACGAATATTCGTCTAACGTACTCGGAAGGTTCAGGAGATTTCCCAGTTGATAACGACTTCCGTAGAATTGGTATTCTAAAGGATCCATATAACCATGGTACTACTACATTCTCTACTGCTGATACCCTATCTGGTCTAAGAGCAATTAAGATTAGCGGAGCAACAGCAGATTACATTCCAGATGAAACAATTCAACAAACAGTAACTGGAGGCACTGCCTTTGGTACTGTAGTTTCCTGGACACTAGATAGTGGTTCTACAACTGCAGGAGTTCTTAAGTATATTCAAACTACTGATTTCCATCTAAACAGTGGTGTTGTAAGAGCATTTGAGAGTAATGCATCTAATGCTATTACTGGTTCTTCATCTGCTGCTTCTGGAACTGTTGTTACATCTTTCTCTAGCAGTTCTGGTGGATTAACATTTACCTCTGGTTTAGCAAACCCAGAAATTGCGAATAATTCGGGTGAAGTTATTTACGTAGAAAATCGTAAACTTATCACCCGTGCTCCTGACCAGATTGAAGATATTAAGTTAGTTATTGAGTTCTGATCTTTCAAAACTTCGCTAAATACTTCAACGAGAATGCTAGTATTATTGGCGAGGTACAATGCCACAGAAGACCAATCTTAATGTAAGTCCTTACTACGAAGACTTTGATGCAAATAAGAATTTTTATAAAATTCTATTTCGTCCTGGTTACTCTATTCAAGGAAGAGAATTAACTCAGTTACAATCAATTCTCCAAAATCAAATTGAAAGTTTTGGTAAGTATACTTTCAAACAAGGAGAAATGGTTATACCTGGAGAGGTAGGTCTTAATGTAAAATTAGATTATGTTAAGCTATCTTCTGTATCTGAAGTTGCAGTAAACGATGGAAATGATATTGTTTACAAAAAATATGATATTGAGCAATTAATATCCAGGCAAGTTATTGGATTAACCTCTGGAGTTATTGGAACTATTCTAGCAGTAAAAACAGCAACTGAAACAACTGCTGATACTTTATATGTAAATTATTTAACTAGTGGTAATGCAAAAACTGAAGAAACTTTTAGGCAGGGAGAAACTTTAGAAGTTGTCGATGGAGTTAATACACCATTACTAGTAGTAGGAACTGATGGAAGTGTTTTACCAACTAGTATTGATGTTATAGATCCAGATACAAAAGAAAAAACAAATTTCCAAAGTCCAGCAATGGGATATGCTTCTGCTGTAAAAGTAGAAGAAGGAATTTATTTTGTAAATGGATATTTTGTTCGTGCTGACCAGCAATTGTTGGTTATTGAGGAATATTACGACAAACCATCCGCAAAAGTTGGTTTTGTTATTAATGAAAAAATTGTAACTCCAGAAGAAGATGCGTCTTTATATGATAATTCTATAGGATCATCTAACTATACATCACCAGGAGCTCATAGATTAAGTATTTCTCTTAAATTAAAAGAATTTTCTCTAGACGCAATTACAGATAAAAACTTTATTCAATTATTAACAGTTTTCAGAGGAGTAGTACAGAAAAAAGTATCTCCAACAAGTTATAATTTATTGGAAGAAACTCTTGCTAGAAGAACATTTGATGAGAGTGGAGATTATGTTGTAGATACATTTGCAATTGATGTTAGAGAATACGCACAAAAAAATGGAAATAGTGGTATCTTCACTGAAAGTGCGGGTGGCACATATCCAGACGTAGAATCTCAAACAGGCGCAACAATTTCAAAAACCGATGCTACTAAAAAACTAATAGCTAGTATTGGTCCAGGAAAAGCCTATGTAAAAGGATATGAAATTGTTAATAAAGAAACAAAATATAAAGTAATTAACAAGGCAAGAGCAAGTCTCAGTAGTGATAATGTAACAATCAAAACCAAAGGACTTCCAACTTTTAATCTTACGAACGTTTATGGAAGTGTTCCATTAAACAAAGAAGGATCTGATCTTACTGCTTATCCAGAAGTATTTCTATATTCTACTTTTAATGATGGATCTATTGGATTGAATAATACAGAATTAACTACCGCTCATCGACAAACTTTAAATAGAAGAGGATTGATTCTTGGTCCGAACGACGGAATAAAAACTATTACAATTCAAGTAACAAATACAACAACTTTAATTGGTTCAATTACTGATGGGACATTCCAAAATCTTATTGGAACTTTGTATTTTATCAAATCCAGAAGTGATGTGGGATCTCCAACTTCTACTGGAACAATAAAATCAATTTCATACGCAACTGTAAATAAACCACTTATTAATCCATCTGTCTCAGTTCAATTTTTAGAGTTGACAGTTATTGGAAATAAGGATGAGTTAGAATTATTAATGCTTGAATACGATAATGGAGATAGCGGATATAAGAGAAAAATATTTTTATCTGAAAGCACCGCACAAAATGATACTACTGAGTTTGGATTTATTGTTGATTATAGACAAACGCAAACTCCTGTAATTGGAACTGTTAAGCCAAGTAATTTTTATCTACAAAAAAGAGGATCTGGATTTAATCCAGATTCAGACATTGTTTTATCTAAGGGTCGTCTTTCAGGCGGATCATCTGCTTATAACACTACTTTTGGTTTTTCATATTTTGATCCCGCATTCTTTACAAAGATTACTCTAGAAACCGCTCCAACGGGTCTAACATCTTTTAATGAAGGAACATACGTCTATGGACTAAACAGTGGCGCATACGGCGTTGTAGAGGGGTCTCCGTCTGGAGTTTATAGTGTTGGTAATTTATTGTATGTCAAAACTCTCTCTGGTAGATTTTTATCAGGTGAAACAGTCAGAGATGAAAGTGGTGCTACAGTAAAGATTGCCAAAGAAAATACCATTTCACATTTTGTAGTTCAAAATAGAGGACTTGGTTATTCGCCTGGTTCAACTATTATTGTTAATGGTTTGGAATTTGATCCATCAAAAATTCAACTATTCTTAAGTGGAGATGGAAGAGTTTATAAAGCTCTTATTAATAATCGTGCTGCTGTCCAAACAGAATATTCTCAACCACCAGCAGTTAGTGTAAAAATTCCTACAGGAGCATCAAATCCATCAGCTGCTGCAGCTGTTGTTCCTGTTTTATTCAGAGATACAGTCGTAACATATACTCCACAAAATGTAAAATCAGTTGGATGTAAATTTGGTTCTGGAAATGTAAATACATTTTCAGCTGATGTCGTTGTAGATGATCAGTTGTTAGCAGAGATTAAATCTGTAACTGACTTCACATTTTTTGGATCTCAAGGAAGCGATTTTGTAGAGTCAACCAGTTTTAGTGCTGATGCTAGTACTTTACTACAACAAGGAGATCTAATTCAGTTTTCTGATACAGCAAATAATCTTGTAAGAAGTATCGTCCAATATGCTACGAAACCATTTGGATCAGCAAAAACAAGAATTTATCTGGACACAGTTCTTCCAGGAAATGTTGATAACACCAGCATTGTTCGTCTAAGACCAAAACTTGAAAATCCAAATTCAGGAACCTTACTTTACTCAACTGGTAGTAAGCAAGTAGAAAAAATTTCTGCTGGAGGAAGTGATACTAAAATCAAGTATTACTTCCGTAGAGACTTTGTAACTGTAGCTTCTGCTAGTGGTGGAACAATTACATTTGCCGCACAACTCCCATTTGGAACACAAAGGTTTGCAGCATTTACAGAAAGTAATTTTGTAATCACTATTCTAAATCCTGGTTCTGCTCCAAATATTCAAACAGGTGATATCATTTATGTCAATCCAGATGCTGTTCAAATATCTTCATCTACTGATAGTGCTAGTGGATTAACTTCGGGAAGTATTACTCTACAATTACCATCAACGTATTTTGGAACTATCCCAACAAACGGAACATTCCCTAAGTTAAAATTAACGGCAACTCTAGAAGTAAGTAACGCAAAACCAAGACTTAAGACATCTGTTACTAACAAAAGAATTATTGTTGCTTCTGCTGGAGATAGAGTTATCCCATTTAGAGGAAAAGATGCTGATGATGAGGTAATTGATATTTTATCATATTCAGATGCCTACAAATTAAGATACGTTTATGAAGGGACAACTACTCAACCACCAGAAGTAGATACTGCTGGTAATTTAGTATCTGGAACTGATGTATCTTCAAGATTTACTTTTGATGATGGTCAAAGAGATACCGTTTATGATGTATCAAGAATTGTTTTAAAACCAGGGTTTGAGCCAACTATTGGTCAGTTATTGATTGCATTTGATTATTTTGAGCATTCTCAAGGAGACTTCTGTACTGTAGATAGTTACTTGCATGAGGATGGAGTTACTGAAGATGAAATTCCTTCTTTTAATTCCTCAGTTCTTGGAAATATTGAACTGAAAAATGTATTAGATTTTAGACCAAAGGTTGATAATTCTGCAATTATTGCGGGTTTCCAAGATACTGCATCTTTGGCGATCACAACTGGAAAATTCTCTGGATCTGGTTCTGTTATTGCATCAACTCCTGCTCCAGATCCAAACTTAGAATATACATTTTCGTTTAGTCAAGTTCAATACTTAGATCGTATTGATGGAGTATTCTTAAATAAAAAGGGAGAATTTTTTGTAAAGGAAGGTAACTCTTCTCTCAATCCGTCAAAACCAGATACTATTGATGATAGTATTCCTCTATTTTATATCTACGTTCCAGCATATACAAAAACTGGTAAAGATGTGAGGATTACTCCTGTAGATAATCGTAGATATACGATGAGAGATATTGGTAAACTCGAAAAGCGTATTGAACGTTTAGAGTATTATACAACTCTCAGTATTCTTGAGCAGCAAGCTCTTAATATGCAAGTCAAAGATGAAATCGGATTGGATAGATTTAAGAGTGGTTTCTTTGTTGATAATTTTGAATCTCATAAAGTTGGTAATTTGGCATCTACAGATTATCAATGTTCTGTTGATACACAACAATCTGTTTTAAGACCTCAATCTAAAGAAGATTCTATTACCCTAAAAGAAGTTAATACAAGACAAGATCAAAGATCTGTATCTGGTTATCAAAAATCTGGAAATATTATAACACTTCCATATTCTAATCTTTTATTGATAGGAAATTCTTTTGCATCAAAAAAAATCAATCCAAATCCATTTGTTGTTATTCAATACGTTGGAGATGGAGAGGTTATTCCTAATATTGATCATTGGTATGATCAAACTGTAAATCCCATTGTTGTTGATACAAATACAAGTCTTTTTAATATATTCTTGGCAAAAACAAATTCTCAAGAAAGTTTTTCAAGTTTATATAATTCATTTATTGTTAATTGGGTTGGAACTGCACCAGCATTTACATCAATTAATTCATTGGGAGAAGTCAATAGTCAACAAGCAAATTCTTCTGTTACCTCTGCTTCTATATCAAGCTCATCCAATATTAGTCCACAAAATAATGATATAGCAAAAGGTGTTCAAACAAAGTCTGTAAAGGGTAATATTGTATCATCGGCACTGTCATTTTTTACTAGAAGTATAGCAGTAAAATATGTTATTAGAAGACTTAAGCCAAATACCATTGTAAATGTTTTTCTTGAAGGAAGAAATATAAATCGCTGGGTTAATCCAGACTTAAGATTTACTGGTGTAGCAGGTAACTCTTCATCAGCATTCAATGGGCAAGTTGTTACAGATGAAAATGGAAATGCTAGTGGTATTGTTTTAATTCCTGCTGGTGTTCCACCAAGAGAAAATGCAACTTGGACTGGAGATATTGATACAATTGATTATGATACAACTGGTCAGGAAATTAGGATCACAACAGGAGTATTAACATTTAGATTTACATCTAGTTCAACATATTCAGAAAAAGATAAAGATAGTGCTAGCACATATGCAGAGGTTAAGTTTTATGCAACTGGTATTCTTCCAGAAAATCCATCTAGCATCGTTTCAACAAAACCAGCATATTTTAAATCAAATGAAGGTGTTCAAATAATTGATAATAATACAGCAAATCCACTCAGACCAAACCCTCTTGCTCAAACATTTAAAATTGAAAATTATAGTGGTGGATTATTTACTACTGGTCTTGATTTATTCTTCTCTAGTAAGAGTGATAATATTCCAATTAAAGTTTATATTAGTGATGTTATCTCTGGTAAACCAGGAAAAAATATTGTTCCTGGATCTGAAAAAGTTCTTACCCCTAATACTTTCTTAAAGTGTTATGCAAGTGGTAATGTAACTATTACAAAAGGAGAAAATGTCACAGGAGCAAGTTCTTCAGCAAGTGGACCAATTTTAAAAGTAATCGATAAAAATGGAGTAGAAGTTATTGCATCAACATCAAATACTTTTTCTCTTACTAACGAACAAGTTTATACGCTTGTCCTAAGTAATCATAATGGAAAATCATTTAAAGAAAATGAAGATCTCAATATTCCTTCCGTTACACTAGCTAATGCTATTAACGGAACAAGTCTAAAATTAACAATCGCAAAAAATAGCGGTAAACTATCTGATATTAAAGTAAAAACAACTGGTCAAAATTATACTAGTGCTATTCTTACCATTGAAAGTCCACAACTTCCTGGTGGAGCTGTAGCAACTGCTCGTATTGAAGTTTCTAATGGAAAAATTTATAATGCTGAGATTTCTCTCCCAGGGTTTGGATATACAGAACCACCATCTGTCGTTGTAAAAGGTGTTGGTAATGGTGCTGGTGGTTGTGAGATGGAAACGTTTATTGAGATTGATACCCCAGCAGTTACAATGGGTGTTGCTGTAGATACGGCTGGTGTTACTAACTCAACAATACCAACAAATTTTGCGTTTGATTATCCAGTTTATCTACAAAATGATACTGAGTATGCTTTAGTAGTGGAAACAGATTCCGTTGATTATCAAGTTTGGGCATCAAAACTTGGCGAAATTGATATTGCTACTAGCACAGTAATTACCACACAACCTTCTCTTGGATCAGTTTATAGATCACAAAATGTTGATAATTGGACTGAAGATTTGTTTGAGGATTTAAAGTTCAACTTATATCGTGCCAAGTTTGATATATCTAGAACAGCAGAGTTACTAATAACAAATAATAATCTAGGATATGAAAAACTAGATACAAATCCATTTGAAACTAATGCAAGCTCTAATACAAATGCGTCTTCTAAGTTATTCAAAAATAATAATGGTATTGTAAAAGTAACTCATAAAAATAATGGATTTGAAACCTCTGGCAAATCTTATGTTTTCTTTAGATCAGCTTTAGAAACATCAGGAGTAACTGCTGATATTCTAAACAATACATTATTCCAGATAAGTAATTCTGGTATAGATACTTATAATATTACTTCTATCTCAAACGCATCAGCAAATTCATTTGGTGGCGGATCTGATGTATATGCTTCTTACAATAGAAAATTTGAAATTCTTTATCCACAAATCCATTACTTAACTTTAACTGGAACAAAATTAGAAAGTTCTGTCAAAACTACAAATATTATTCCAGTAGATTCTTCTACAACAAACTATGTGTCATATTCACAAACGTCTGATTATGAAAAAACTTTCCTCAATGAAACTCATTATTTTACAAATCAAAAAGTAATAACTTCAAGAATTAATGAAACTTTGAATAATCTCACAAGATCACTAACATATAAATTACAATTATCATCAACTAAGGATTATTTGTCTCCTCTTATTGATCTCTCAAGTGCTTGTGTAAAACTCTCTACTAATAGAATTGAATATGCTTCTGGACAGGAAGATCGTTTTGGAAGGAGAGATCAAATCATTGAGTTTTATCCAGTATATCAATTCCAATTAACTGGAAATGGTACTACTGCTATTCAATCTAACCAAACAGTTAAAGGTAAATCAACCAAAGCTACTGGAACTATTGCCAAAATTAGTGGTTCAAATGTTTGGGTTCGAGTATCTACATCTCAATTTTTTGAAAAAGGGGAGGGTGTAGAACTAGGAAATCAACCTACATTGACTGCTGTAGTTATTGATTCAAATCCAAATCAGGTTTTTGCAACAATTCCAGACTCCTCAACAATTGTAGCAAGAAACCCATCTAGTATCTTACAAACTTATGATAATACTATAACTGGAAAAACAGTTTTATGGAATAATAAAACCCAAGAACTTTTTGTAAGAAATGACGCACAACCAATCAATAATGATTTTACTGGAAGAATTGTTGACAATCCTAATTATAATAGAAATTCAGTAGTAACTTCTCAAGCTGCTGATATTTTTAGAGTTGGAGATATTGTTAAGTATCCCAATCAACCAAATGATGAAGCTTCTTTCTTACAAGTCGGTAAAGTTAGGTATGATGATGGTATTGATTTTGTTCCCGACAATACATCAAAGAATAGTTCTTCAATTGCTAAGTATGTGACTAAGGAAGTTAGTATTAGTAATCCCGCAACTTCTATTGATGTTCGTTTAACTGCTAATATTAAAGATATTTCTAATATTCAAGTTCTATACAGATTTAAAAAAGCATCAAGTCAAGAAAACTTTGAAGACATCGATTGGATCTACTTTAATACATTAGGAAGTCCAGACACTTTAGAAATAGCAAGTAGTGAAAATACAATTTCCGCTACCACAGAGAAGCAATCTTCATACCAAGAATTCAAATATAGTATTTCTAATTTGCCAGAATTCTCATCGTTTGCTGTCAAGATTGTAATGAAATCGGTTGATCCTGCTTATGTACCTAAGATTCAAGATATTCGTGCTGTAGCTTCATTCTAATTTATTAATTTCCGCTTATGGATTTTTCAAAAGTAGAAGGTCATGATGGTCTTGTAAGGGACCAAAACACAGGTGCTATCATTAATTTAGATGATGCTGCTATAGAAGCTAGAAGGAAATCAAAACATCTGAGTTCCGCGTTGGAAGATATAAATATGTTGAAGAATGAAGTCTTTGAGATCAAATCTTTACTAAGAGAGTTAATAAGAAATGCCAATTCTTAGAAGTGTTGCCAAGACAGATACATTTGAACAGCAACGATTAAAAATTAACGAAATTGCCAATGAGCTGTTTTTAGTTCAAACTTCTGTTGGTCAAGGTGCTTTCAGTATGAGTGATGGAACAGTGCAATCTCCAGCACTGTTTTTTACAAATGCAACTGATGTAGGAATTTATAGGGGAAGTTCTGGAAAACAATTAATAATTGGTGCAGAAGGGAGTGCTGTAGCATCTTTTAATTCTTCACATTTGACTGCTTTACAACCAATAAGAACTTTATCTTCCGTAATACCAACAGGAAATGCATCATTAACAATTTCAAATCCTGGTTCTTTATACAATATTGGCACTTATCCAAAAGCAAAATTATCAGGTGGTTCTGGAAATGGAGCTAGAGCATCTGTTGTTGTTTCTGTTGTTGGGAATATAACTAATGGCGGAAGTAGTTATGCCGCAGGTAATTATTCTGATGTCCCTCTAACGCAGGGATCTGGAACTGGTATGCGAGCCAGTATCACAGTTACTGCTTTTGATGGATCTGTAACTGCAGCAGGAACTGGAGGATCAAGTACATCAACATTTAACAACGTTTCATTAACAACTATTACTGGCACAGGTACTGGTGCCGTTGCAACTATTAGTACTAATCAGTTTGGACCTAATATTGGGGTTGGAACTGTTACAATTACAAGTGTTGGTTCTGGTTATCAGCCTGGTGATATTCTTTCTGCGGCACCTGGAAGTATTGGAGGAGTTACTGGATTTAATTATACATTAACTGGATCTGGCAATGTTTCACAATTAACAGTTACTTCTGGTGGTTCTGGATATACAGTTGGGAATGTTTTATCTGTCAATAATACAAATTTGGGCGGATCTGGAAGTGGATTACAATATACTATCACTTCAATTGGAGCAATATCAAGCATATCCGTTACTAATGGTGGCGATAATTATAAGACTGGTGATATATTAACAATATCACAGTCAGAATTAGTTGAAACAGTTACAACTTATGTAAAAATTCTTCCTACACAACTTATAGAATTTACAGGAACTTTGCCAACTACTGGATTTACAGTTGGTAGTACTGTAACTTACAATGGGGCAACTGCTACTGTTGTAAAAGTATTTACAACTGGGTCGTCAATAAATGCTGTTACAGTAAATGAGTTTGATTTAGTTTTCGCTAATGGTTTAACCGCATCTTCTGGTGGAGCGACTGCTACAGTATCTGCAATCACAAATGCGTTAAATTATTTCTTTAGCCCTACGCCTAGTGGTACATATACAAATATCCCAGATTTTACATTCCAGAAAAATAAAAGATTTGAATTTGTTCAATCAGATCCTACAAATATTGGTCACCCATTACGTTTTAGTACAACAAGAGATGGATTTCATACAGTTGTTGTGCCAAATCCAACAGAATATGGTGAAAAATATGAGGGATCAGAAGTAGATTACAGTTATACTTCAAATTCTCTTGCTATCATTCCAAACGATAGTACTCCAACAACGCTTTATTACTATTGTGATGCTGGATTTGAAGGTGGAAACGCACACTTAGATGAGGGCGGGTATAATAATAGAGAGGGTGTTATTACTATAAGTGGGTCCGCCCCATTAGTTGGCAGTGGAATTTCTTTAACAGTTGGAACAGTAACAGAATCTTCAAATATAATATTAGAAAAAGATGGCACTAGTTTATTAGGAAATACTACTACTGGTGAGTTAGTTGTTGTTGGGGACTTGGAAGTTAATGGAGATTCTATTTTCTTTGGAGATCTCAATGTAAGTAATAATTTTACTATTGCTGCAGCGACTGGAAATACTGCAATCGCTGGTACGCTTACAGTAAATGATGATCTATCATTTTTATCAGATGCCGCATTTGGATCGACTTTATATGTTGATTCTGTTAACAACAAAGTATCTGTAAATATAGATCCCGCAGTAACTCCACTAACTTATCAATTTGAAGTTGATGGTGATGTAAAAAATACTGGAGATGCATATCTTTCTTCTGCTTCTGGAAAATATGTTAGAATTGGAGATATTGCTAATCTAGCTGGAACTTCAAGATTGCAAGTTGATGGTTCTATTTCTTCTACTAATGGATATAGAACATCACCATCTAATGACATTAAAATACCATCATACACATTCACTGGTAACACAAGATATGGTATTGGATTTAATAGTAGTTCTCTCACATTATCCGCAACTGTTGGAAATGGAGAATCTCTGAGATTTGGAGATTTAGTTACTACTTCATACAGAGATTTAAATTTTGATTATAAAGTTGTTACTAGCACATCTATAACTGGTGGTAGTGGATATACAAATGGATCTTATAGTGGTATTCAACCGACTGGTGGATCTGGAACTGGATTTACAATCGATGCCACAGTTTCTGGAAATGCTTTAACTGGAATTGTAGTTACAGATAGTGGAGTTGGTTATGAAGTTGGAGACGTTCTTACTGTCAATTTAGCAGGCATTCCAGGTGCCACTGGAGCAACAGTAACAATTACAAATACAACAATCACAAATACAATTTCAGCTGTTGTCTCAACTGGAACGATTACTGTTAATGCTCTTAATACTGTTGGATCTGGTATTCTAGTAGATAATAAATTATCAATTGACGGAACTTCAATATCTTCAACTCAAGATGAAGACATTACTGTTGTTCCAGGAGCTTCTTCTAGATTACTTTCTGTTTCTGGAACTGGTGGTGTAAAACTTCCAGTTGGTAATTCTACAAATAGACCATCTGCTACAACTGCTGGTATTATTAGATATAATACTCAAACTTCTCAATATGAAGGATCTAATGGCGTTAACTTCATTTCTCTTGGTGGTGTAAGAGACGTTGATGGAAATACTTTCATTATTGCTGAAGAAACTGTTGGTGAAAACGATAATGTATTGTATTTTTATAACGATGGTGCGAATTCTGCAAGATTAAAGAGAACAGAATTAGAACTTGTAACTGCTCTAAAAATTTCGGCAAAAGACACTGAAAATAAAACACTATGGAAACCATCCACTGCACTTACTTTAAACACATATGTATATTTTGGTGATAACATTTATGAGGTAACATCAGCAGGGACAACAGGATCAACTGGTCCATCTCATACCACTGGTGCTGCTGAAAATGGATCCGCAACCTTAACTTGGATCAGTGATAGTTATACTAATTTAGAAATTCGTGGAGACGAAATAAAATTAGGAACCAGAGTAAATATTAATGATAAATTAAACATCTATGGATATGGCAGCGGGGCGCAGAGTTTAATTTTAGAAAATACATTACTTACTACAAAATTTGCTTTTGGTAATATTTTAGGGGTTCCTGATACATTACTAACAGTGAACGGGGCAAATGGTAGTCTAGAAATTAATAGAAATTATGATACATCCAGTGTAGAAAATAATATTTCCATCTTAGATAAGACACTGAAATTCTTCCAATTAAATGATGTTCGTAATGAAACATTTTCAGATACTTTAACTAAGGGAACGAGTGAAATTACAGCAACAACCTGTATAGACGTGGCACAACATTCTTCGGCAAAAATATTTTTATCTGTACACAACATAACAACAGGGGATAAGCAAGTTGCTGAATACAATGTCATTGCTAAAGATTCTGATATTGTTGCCGTGGAGTATGGTAACATAAATACGGGTAATACTGATTTATATGCTGCTGCGTTTGATTTTGATGTAACTAGCAATGTTCGTATTACTATAACTCTTTCATCTGGAGTTGCGAATGGTAATATTGTAAAAATAGTTGTTAACAAAATTCAAATTAAAACGTAACTTACCATGGCTACTACAATACAAACATTTAACTCTAGAAGTGGATTTGGAATTGATCGAACTTCTTTAATTTCAAATACACTTGATGTAAAAAATGTTAATACTTTAGAATTACAAAATTCAAATTTTATTGATGGGTCCAGTAAAAAATTTATCTTAAAAGGAAATAGTACTACTACATTGGGTACAGACAATGCTGGATCCGCAATACCAATTTCTAATAATACAGTTAATTTTATTACATCTCATGTAATTGGTGTTGATCCAACTGGAGCGGGTCATTACTCATTAAAAAATGAAGTAGTAATTAAATGTGGACCTTCTGGAATTATTGAAATTCTTTCTTCATTAGATACTATCATTAAAGATAGCATTCCAACTGGACAAACTTGGACAGTTTCTCCTAGCACTCCCCAAGCAAACGCATTTAGTTATTTTGTTACCAGAAGTGGCACATCTGCTGCTATCAAATGGTTTGCATATTCTGAGGTAGTTAAAGTTGTCTGGACCTAATGCTAAATAATACAAGATAGATACCAGAACTCTCGGAGCACCAAGGGCAAATGAGTTTAGAATTAAATGCTGACAAACAGTATATTAAAGGCACCAATCCTCAAATTCTAGGAACTAGCGAATTTACAGTACGTTCTGGTACTGGAACTAGTGAAAAGGAGTTAATGCGTTGGCAGTTAGATCCGACGCAACAACTTACTCGTGTTGGCATTAATAGAAATGGTCAGCAAGTAGAAAAAATTACACTTACAAACACAGGTGGTGGATACTCTTCTGCTCCATCTGTAATTATTAGTGCTCCGACTGGAACAGGTGGAGTTCAAGCTACTGCTAGTGCGCTTATTAATCTTGGCGTGATCGCTGCTGTTGTCATTGATAATCCAGGTAATGGATATTTATCTGCTCCCACGATAAGTTTTACAGGTGGTGGTGGGACTGGAGCTTCTGCAACTGCTTCCTTAAACAAGATTGAATTCGAATTAGATGTAAACGGTGCTATTAGAACATCAACTTCTATTATTTCAGATACTGCTAGAGTTATTAATCTAGACTTTGTAAATCTTACAACTGCAGATGGGACTTTTCGTGCTCCTCAATTAAAATTATATACTAATAATACAGGATTATCTTGGTTACCAAATACTAATGTAACTAAAGACACATTTAGATATTTTCAAGATAATATTTATAGGGTAAAAACAAGCGGAACCACTGGATCTAATGCTCCTACTCATACTACGGGAACAGTAACAAATGGAAGTACTGAATTAGAACATGTAGGATTTAGAGTTAATAGTTCTTCTTTGCCGCTGTTCGGACTTACTGGAGATGGTCTTTTTCCAAGATCAGTTACTCCATTACAGGGAGATAGATCTGATAAGATTGCTACAACCGAATATGTTCTTGGTCTTGCCACAAATGACGTTGGTGGTCGTATATATGTTTCGCAGCAAATTGGTTCTGATTTAAATGATGGTCGTTCAGCAGTTGCTCCTGTTAGAACCATTAAAAAAGCTTGTCAAATTGCTACCAGCACAGTTGGTGTCAGAGAAACTGTTATTGTTTCTGGTGGAGATTACGAAGAAAATAATCCAATTTCCCTTCCACCAGATTGTTCAGTTGTTGGTGACTCTCTCCGTATTGTTAATGTAAGACCATTAAATGCTGGCAAGCATATGTTTAAGTTTGCCGACAAAAACTATATTACTGGTATTACATTTAGAGATAAACTAAATGCTTCTGGTGGTTCTGCTTTTACTTGGGACTTTGCTTGCGTATTTGATGATAGACAAAGAATTTATTATGACTTAAATAGTGGTGGAGATTATTTCAGAAAATTACCAATTGGTTATCAAATATTTGGAAGACAAGAAACAAGAGTATTTTTTACTGCTAATTCTGCTACAACCGACAAAATCGCAGTTGGAGAAACTATTCATGGATCAATTAATGGTGCAAGTGCTACAGTAATTGCTGTTTCGTATAATGCTACAACTGGTGATCAAGCATTTGATAAAGGATTTGTTGATGTTGTTTTAAATCCAAATAGTAATCAACTAGATATTGGAGCTGATTTCTTATACGGTGGTCCTGCTACAACCCTGGGAACATTTACAGTACCATGGGTAGCTAATACAGCATTTGCTGCTGGTGTATATCTATGGGTTGCTGGAACAACTGGAACAGCTGGAAGAGTATATGTTACTACCGCAGCTATTACAACTGGTGCTTCTGTACCAGTTCATACTACTGGAACACAATCAAATCTAACCTATGTAAGAGATCGTTTTAGATTTACCTCTACAACTTCACGTTCAATTAGAGCAGAAGGCGAAGTTGTAGAGATTGGACAAGATTTAACCACGGAACACATCATTACAAGAATTGATGCATCTTCTACAGCATATAATACTTATGGTGGTGTTGTAATCTATACAAATAGTAGTTCTTCTGGTAATCCTGTTGGAGTATCAGGTATTCATAATTTTAAAGAGGGGGAAGAAATTGAAATTACTGGTCTCCCAACATCATCTCCAGATCTTTCTTGGTTGAATGGAAAGCAAAGAGTTTATAAATTTATTGAAGATGCTGATAGTAGATCAAGAAGGATAGTCATTTCAAAACAAGGAAGTAGAGTAGGATTTACAGATAGTAATTTTAGTCCAAGCTCGGTTAATGCAACTGCTAAATTAAAATCATATTCTCACTACATTACACTATCACTTCTAAACTCTCCAAACAAATTTAGAATTACAGATCCTGTAGGAGGCGCGACAGCTGGTGCCAGGTTCCAAGATGCTTGTACTCTAATTAGAAATAATGTAGAGTTTATTAAAGATGAAACATATCAAATTATTGCAGACGATTTCCATCCAAATTTTAATATTTCTTCGATTAAGACTACTAGTGGAACTGGATTAGATTTAGGAAAAGTTATTTTAGAAATAACAACTAGTGCTGCTCACGGATTCCATATTTCTGATGATATTACTATTAAAAAACTAGGATCAACTTTTGCAAATAATTTATTAAATGGTGATTATACTGTTACGAATGTAATAGGCACTACAGTTCTTCAAGTTCAATATGCAGGAACTATTACATCACTTGGTTTAACATCAGGAAGTACCTACACATTTGTAACTGCTCCTTCTTTAGGACAAGCTACACAAGGAACTGTAGGGCAATTTAGTTTTAGTGGTACAGCAGTTACTGGAAATCAATCTTATACTAACATAGCTCAGTCAACAAGTTCTGGATCTGGTAATGGAGCAACATTTAACGTTAGTCGTTCTGGTGGAGTATACACATCTGTAACTGTAAATAATACTGGCGCTGGATACATACCAGGCGATACAATTACAATTCCAGGAACATCTCTTGGTGGCACATCGGCAAACAATATTACTGTTAAACTAGCAAGTATTGGATATAGACCTAATCTTCAAAGAAAATTCTCCACACCAAATGAAGCAAAATGTCGTAGAGATATCGGACATCTTGTAAATGCTATCATTATGGATCTTGAGTATGGTGGAAACTATCACGTAGTCGAAGCAGCAAAAAGATATAGAACTAATGGAGTTCTGGGTTATGTTGGAAATGAATTAGCATGGACAGTTAGATCGATTAATGTCGCAAGACTGCTATGTCTATATGCTATGCGTAATTGGAATTTGAATAGTGGATTATATAATCAAATTGATTATGTACCACAATTTTCTACACTGCCACGTTACGTTGATGGAACAGTATCAGAAGATACTAGTGGAGCTGGATCTACAGGTTTCACATGTAGTAATGTTGCTAGTGCTATTGATACTTTAGCATATCTTTATGCTGATATTTTATCAAATAAGCAAAACCCAAATACTCCCTCAATTAGCACTAGGAATGATGCTGGTTATCTCATCATGCGTAATGCTGATTTCATCGCATCTGAGGCACTTGGATTTGCTAAAGCATTATTCCCAACACTTGGGTTAACATCAGATCAAGAAAGAAAGTGTAAGAGAGATATTCGAATTGTATTACAGGGTCTTACACGAGATATAATTGCTGGAGGGAACAGTGGAATTGTAACTGCCGCAGAGTCTTACTTTACTGGAGCAACACTAACTGGTCTACCAGCAAATGAACTTACAGCAACTAGATATGCTTTTACTAAGGTTGCGGAATTAGCAATTCTTGCAATGAGAAATTGGAAGACAGGAACTGATGGTACTGGCGCTCTTTATATTCCAGTACATGAAACTGTTATTCCTTTACAAAGAGAGTATGGTCCAGTAGGAAATATTCAAGAAATAGTTTTAGTTGACCCCGCTGCAAATAAGTGCGCTACTATTGTAGCTGCTATCAACACAGAGATGGGAATATTTGATAGTATTTTAAGTGGTTCTGTTACACCAGGAACAATAGCAAAAACCTACGGCACTTTATATGATCCAACTATTACATATCCAGAAAATGTAATGGTTGATCAAGATGGATTTTATATTACTCCCAGAGGAAGATGGGATGATCTACCTTTCATTGAAGGATCGCCATATATCCAAAATGCTTCTGTAATTTCATTCTTAGGAGGTGGTGGATGTGAAATTGATGGATCAAAAGTTAAATCACCAAACTGTCCTTTCCCTGGTTTAGAGCAAGATGGAAAAGCAAGTAATCCAAATCAAGGAAAATCAATGGTTGCTGCTCAGTTTACCATTGTTTCTTTTGGTGGGGTTGGTTATAAAATCAATAATGATGGATATGCTCAATTAGTTTCCGTATTCGTTCTATTCTGTGCTGATGGTGTATTAGCAGAATCTGGTGGATATGTTTCTATTACCAACGCAGCAACTAACTTCGGACTTTATGCGTTGCGTGCTGTAGGATATAGAAAAGACCCATATGTATTTGATGTTGGAAAAATTAAAGAAATTAGTGAGACAATTACTGGAAGAACAATTTTAAAAGTTGAATTACTTGGAAGAAAACCACTAGAGCATTATGTTATAAAAATTCCTGGGTACGTCAATCAAACTGAAGCAATAGAATATACTATTGAAAAAGTAACCTCTTCTTCTATTGGTCCAATTTTTGAATCGACATTTGAAGTTAATGCTGCAATGATGCTGAAGAGATCTTCAGATAATGTACTATTCAATGCTCCACTAAGTACGGCTGAATTTGTTGGGAAAACAATCAATTTTCTTAGACCATCCATTGTTAACTCTTCAGGACATACTTGGGAATATGCTGGTTCTGGAATTAATTATAATGCATTACCAGAAAATGGTGGTATAAAAAAAGAATTATTCGAACAGGTATCCGAGAATTATGGGCGTGTATATACCTCAGGTACTGATGAACTTGGTGACTTCAAAGTAGGTTACTTTGCTAAGATTGAAAACAGAACTGGTAATATTACATTCACTGGTACAGTTTCGATCTCGGAAGTTGAATTCCTTAAGTTGAAAGGTGGCGACGTTGTTGTTACTGGATTTTCTGCTGATAATACTTTAGGTGGTGCTAATGCATTAAATAGTCTACTACCAACTCAAAAAGCAGTTAAGGATTATATTACAACAAATCTTGGCTCATATGTCAATAAACCATTCTCTACAAATGCTATTCCTAGAGCACTTGTAGAACTCACAGACAGTGGTAAGATCTCTATTGACCAAATTCCTGCTTTAAGACCATTTAGCGTCTTTACGGTTGCTGATCAATCAGAGAGATTAAATCTTGAAGGAGCCCTAGCTGGTGACATTGCTATTCAAGCAGATACAAGCACCTCATTTATTTTGAATAATGACTTAAGTAGTCTTTTTGCAGCATTCCCAGTCAATACATCATTACAGTTTACAATCAATAATCTATTTACTTCTAGTCCAAGTGGTGCTCAAATTCAAGCAAAAGAATATAGACAGGGTGTAGTTTTTCAAATTAATCTTACTAACGCTGGATCTGGATATACGCAAGCACCAAATATAAGTTTTAGTAACCCACAACAATCTGGTGGGGTTTTACCAACTGCGGTAGCTACTATAGCAAATGGACAAGTTACAAGTATCAAAATTACATCAAATGGTGGAATATTTGGTGGTAGAGGATACACTTCTGCGCCTACTATTACTATAGCGTCTCCTGGTGGAGCTGGAATAACTGCTACAGCAATAGCTTTACTTGAAAGTAGGTTATATGGCGATATCACTAATAATAAAAAAGTACTTGATACCGATACAATCCTATCTTCAAATTCAACACCAGTTCTTGTAGACATTAGTAGAGTTGTTAATACTTCATCATTCATTGCATCAAACTGGGTTTCACTTTCATCTAATCAAGTTGCCGCAGATCAAATTACCAGTGGTGTAATTTCAACTTCAAGATTAGCAACAAATGCGGGTGCTGCAAACTCGTTCACATTCTTAAGAGGCGATCAGTCATATGTAAAAGCAACTCAAACAATTAGAGGAACTGAAACACGTTATTTTGTAAAAACCTCATCTTCAACAGGGGCTGGTGGTCAACAATTATTCTTTACAGAATCAAATGCTGCTCTTATATTAAAAGGTCATAATATACCTACTCTTGCTGGAAATGGTATTGCTCCTGGAACATCTGTTACTAGCATTACATTAAATGCTGGATTATATACTGTTAATATTAATAATCCAACATCACAACTTATTTCTGCAGGATCTATTGTTGAATTTTCACGCCCGACTTCTCCATTAGTAATTGATACACCATTAACAGATAATAATTATATTTCCACTGTTGTTATTGTAAGTCCTGGTTCTGGATTTACAAATGGTGTTTATACAAATGTAGGTCTACAAGGTGGTTCTGGAACTGGTTTGAGAGCAGATATTACTGTTACTGCAGGAGAGATTTCATCTGTAACAGTAATAGAACCTGGAAATGGATATAATGAAGACTTTACAATTACTGGATTTTCAACTAGTCTAGGAACTTTTGGTGTTGGTTTAGTATTAAGTGCGAAGAAAAATTCTGTCCTAAAATATGCTGGCAATATTATTCTAGATGTTACAAGAGTATCAGACTCTGCAATTGATACTTATTCAACTGTTGGCGTAGCTAGATTTTTACGTACTCAAAATACTACTAACGAACAAGCAGGATTTATTATTAATGCCGATGGTAATGGATCGATTGCTATAAAAACTGGTCAGGGAAGTGGTTTAAATGCTGATAAATTGGATAACCAAGATGGTGGACACTATCTAAATGGGGTTAATTTTAATGTTGGAAGTATTGGACCTGATAAACTTACAACTGGTAAATTTAATATTGATTGTAATAATGCGGAGACGAGCAAACTGATCACTGCTCTCGACCAAGGATCTTCCGATCCATTACCATCTGGGACAGGCGACGCGGGCGTCCGTGCGGATCTGAGAAATAATTCAGCAAACGGATTAAACGATGGTGGAACAAGAAATTTTGTTCTTAATCTTAGAAATGGTATTGATGCTTCTTATGGCGGTGTAAGACAACTTTCATTTACAGATAATAATAATTTGTGGTTGCGTGGTTCTGGCACATCACTGACAGCATGGTCTTCTTGGTTTAAAATATGGCATTCTGGTAATGATGCTTCTACTGGATCTGGATCTGGACCAGACGCATTTAGACTTAGTAATAAATTAGAAGAATTTTATAGAACCGCATATAATATTAATGTTGGTCAATTATCTGATAATAGAATTCCCTTCTATCAAACAGCAAAAGCACATGATGATAATATTTCAATTCGTTGGCAAAAACTTGCGATAATATACGACTTTTATATTCCAAATCAACTCTTATCTGGAGCGCCAAATGGAAATCCTGATACAAACCCGTTTTCCCTAGGGAAAAATGTAAAACTATTCCAACCAAATGGAGTTGAAAATGGCGTTGTACAGGTAACATCAGTTTCTAACAACGCAGCATCTGTCACTGATACTAGTTTGAGATTTAGTATAGTTAGGGCTAGAGTAGTTAGTGGAGCTGTTATTGTTGGTGGAATACAAGCTGTAAAAATTGGTGCAGATATTTCTAATAGTGTTGTCTTCGCAGATTTTACAATAACTACAGACAATACAATTGAGGTTGCTAAATTACAATCAACTTCTGGAACAGCTCTTCTCAAATTAGGTAGAGTTGATGGGGTTGCGTCATCTCCAGCCATACACTTTAATAGCAGTGATTCTGCGGCAACTTATAATGTTGCTTTAATTTCTTCTGGTGGTACATCAACTACTGGAAGTGGAAGTCTCAATATTGTTGCTGGCAGTACTAATGCTGTTACGATAAACAATAATAAAATTTGGAATGAGGGAAATCTAACATTTTCTACTGGAATAAGTGGATCTTCCTATGCCGCTGAAGGAAATGGTAAAGCAGCAATAAGAGATGGTAGTGGTAATATTGCTTTTAATAGTATTATTGGAACTTTAACTGGATCTGCTTCTCTCAACGTATTGAAAGCAGGCGATACGATGACTGGTAACCTCAACTGGGGGACTACTGGTTTCGGTTTAACTTGGGGAATGAATACTGATGGAGCATCCATCAAGTTCTACAATACTGGAGATAGTGACGCAGATTCAAGATTAGAGTTCCAAACAACTGATAATAATAATGAATATTTTAGATGGACACATCTCACTGGATCAACAACGTATGAATCAATGCGATTGGTTCCTAATAGTGACACTAATGCTGAACTTCGTGTTAGAGGTTTCTTAAATGTTGGTGGAGATCCAAGAACTGCTGCTTATGCTCCTCTAACGGTTCGTATCAAGAATGCCGATGCTCCAACATCAGGAGATCAGGGATACTTCGCTACCGCTGTTCTCGAAAAACAATCTGCTACTTGGAACAGATTGAGATTTGATAGATCTGGTAAAGCTGAGTGGGGTGTTGCTTCAAATCCAAACAGTAACTTTGTTATTAGCAGACTTACCAATGCTATCGGAACTAACGGAACTGCTGATGATGACAACTTCTGCATTAAACTAACAAATGGATTTGTTGGTATTCAAACTGAAGATCCACAATATCAGCTTCAAGTTGTTGGAAGCTTTGCTGCCACATCCAAGTCATTCTGTATTTCTCACCCAACCAAAGAGAACCATAATCTCGTATATGGTTCGCTAGAAGGACCAGAACACGCAGTATATGTTCGTGGCAAGGCATCTAATGTAATTACTCTGCCAGATTACTGGACTGCTCTTGTTGATGAGAACACCATCACAGTTCAACTCACAGCTATTGGTAACCACGCAGCATGGGTTGAAAAGATTGAAAATAATAAGATCTTTATTGGTGGCGGAGAATCATTCTACTTTGTTCAGGCAGAGCGTAAGGATATTGAACCACTTGAGGTTGAAGTTGAGTTACCAGTTGAGTTACCAATTGAGGAAGAAGAGTGATGATGCTTACTTATAAATATTCAATAAAAGGCGTGTAACAAATGGCGAATTCTGATAAGGATATCATTATAACGCCTAATAGAAATCAGGCGGCACTACCAGAAATTAGATTTGTTGGTACGGGAAATTCTCCTCGTTTACTTAGAGTAAATGATGACAATAGTTTAGCATTTTTAAATAATAGTGGAACCGAACGATTTTCTATCAATGAAGATTTAATAAGAACTAGTTTATCAGCTAGCGGCAATTTTAGAGTTAATAATAGTGGAGGAACAACTTTATTTAATATAAAAAATAGCACTAATACTATTGAGATCGGTGCTGCTGGAACTGGTGTTGCTATGGTTGGAGGAGTGACGGCGGCGACTTCACCAAAATTAGCAATCGTCCAAACAACAGCAGGAACAAGATATTCTTTACAGTTACAAGTTAATGGTGGTATTGCTGACGGTCAGTATGATGGTGTTGGATTTACTCAAGGTGACGCTGGCGGAACTCCTCTTGCTGGTATTAGAGTTGAATATAGAAATAGTGGAAGTCCTGATTTAGGAGTTTATACCAGAAGTGGTGCTACTACTGAATCTAGAAAAATAATGATCTGGAACTCTGGTAATGTTTCTATTGGTACGGCAGATCAAACACAATATACTCGTTTAAGCGTTCTTGGAGGTTCTGGTATTACTATTAGGGCAGATAGTTCATCGACAAATAATCAGTATATTTATTTCAGACAAGCACCAAATGATTACGGTTTCCGTATTACACAAGACGATTCTTCAGTTGGTATGCTTTTCTTTAGAGCAGTTGATAATGGAAATAATACTAACCCATTAATTACTTTAGATAGACCAACATTAAGAGTTGGTATTGGTAATTTTAGTACAACTACAAGACCTGGATATCAACTTGATGTTGCTGGTGATATTAATACAACTGGAGAATTTAGAAAGAACGGAGCTGTATTTAGTCCACTACCAACTCAAAGTGCTTCAACTATTGGTGCTACGTTAAGAAGTAATGGCACAACCGCATTCTGGGATGTACAAACTTCTTTCAGTGGAACCACAGGGGTCACAAATGCTGCTGGCACTGCTTCTGGAACTGTTACTACTCTTCCATATAATGCAGAAGATAGATACAGAGTTGGGTTCCAAATTTCCAGAGGATACGCTATGGCTGGATATAAAGATAGCGTCTCTTATAAAAACGTGTGCTCTATAAATCATGGTACAATTACTCTTGTCAATCACGGAGATTTATTAACAAACGGTCAGGGATATTGCGCTGGAGCACAAAATCTTAGTATGCAAGCATATGTATTCATTGCAGTTAATGGTGTTGGTGGAACAGGTAGTACGTGTTCTAAAATTAATATGAATAACAGTTCAAACGCAGGTACTACTAGTATTAATAATAATAGATCAGCGACTTCTTTAATGAGGAGGGATTTTAGATTTGCTTATGTTTATGGTGGTGGTGATAGTAGACCAAGTAAATTTAATTTATCTAATGACACTTGTGCATTTTCTCCAAATGGAAATCCTGCAGGAGATGAAAATAATCCTGCTGGAGCACATGGAGCAACTTATGGGTGGAGCAGAAGGAATGGTGCGTATTTATTCTCCTGGGCAAATGAAACATTTGCTGCTTGGCCTAATGCTCCTGGAGGTGATGGAACAAACAAAACATTATCTGCAAGACACGGATTTAATTATTGGAATACTGCTGGTGGATACAGAACTTCTGCGAATTTATCTAAAAGAAGTTCATATACAGGAACAGAAGCAACTCAAGTTAGTAAATTTGAATGTGGGGAAGAAACATGGCATACTGGTATGGATAAGGGATTTATGTGTGGAATGTATGATGGAGCTCAGAAAAATACTGGGGCGGTTTTAAACTATGCTGCAGAAACATTTTCTGCAAATAGTTCTATAGATAGAGTAGGTCCTCCTGGATCTGCTTCTGGCGCAGGTGCTGAATTCGGGACAGTTCTTACAGGTTACGACGGTATTTAAAAATGAGAAAATATTTTTTAACTAACTGCACTGAGGTATCTAAGTTATACTCATTTCATTCTCATGGAAATATTTTAGGATGGATTTTCTTTTCTGTAGAAAAGATTGATTTTGAAAAATTAAAATTATATGCTTCTTCAAAATTAATTGAAGTAGAAAAATATGTAGCGATATATGGTATTAAATCTTGGGGAGATGTTAGAGATGTAATTTCTGTTTATTCAATCGATATTGATAATGATAATGAGTTTGAAGATGAGATTGATATTCTATCTTTAATACCAGAAGGTACTGAATTAACTCCTCTGGACAAAGTAAAAATTCCATTATCTGAAAAAAGAAAACTTGTTGTTATTAAAGCAATGAAATTAGTAGCAAAAATGTTAGTTGAAACCGAATATGATAGAAGATATCAAGATTTTATTTCCAGAACCTCTATTTTAGAGAGAGAAAGTTGGAAGTATCAAATTTCTGACAACTCATTTAGGAACTCATTAGCTGTGTTAAAGGGGAAGGAGGAGGAAGAATTTTCCGAAGTTATAATTACAAAGCAGTCTTCGTATGAGGCGGAAGTAAAACGTTTATATATAGAGTGTCAGGAATTAAAACAAAAATTCTATGACGCAGAAACAATAAGAGAACTAAATCTTTTGTATGAAGATTATTTCAATCTTCCAATGCACGGGCGACAAGCAATAGAAATTGGAAGAGAAATAGTAAATGAAGACAAGCCAAACGAAAGAAAAAATGTTGGCATTGGTATAAATTTTTAATTTTTTAATATACAAACTTGAGAATTAATATGGCACTTGATAGAGATACTGTTGAAAAAATTGCTAGAAAATGGAGCTCTGGTATGTCAACAGAGCAAATGGATTGGTATGTAATTCACTCGCATGTTACTAAAGATAGGCAAATCAAACAGTGTTTATTAGAGATAGAAAATAGATCTCATAATTTAGACAAGGTTAGTATAGAAAAAAGAAAGCATGATATAAAATATAAGCAAATACAGGCAGAGTTAGAAAAAGAGAGTGACCCATATGAAAGACAATTATTAGAATTAGAATTAGAAAGTATGGATCTTGATTTCAATGTTTTCAATAGAAGAGTTGAAACTATGAAAAAGGAACTTAATGTATTCTATGATCATTTAATCAAGTTAGATATCGATGAAGCAGAGTTAGAAAAAAAATTAGAATACGATCCAACAGAAGAAAGAAAATATTGGATCGCTCGTATGGGGAAACAAGCAGCATTGGATTTTATTGTTCAAGGAAGAATAGGAACTGGCAATTTAGATTCCATTGCTATGATGTCAGAACAAGATCAACAAGCTATTTTTGAAGTTGCTATTCAATATTCATCATTATTCAACGTCAGTATGAATAAGATACAACAAAAACTTGCTCCCTATATAAACGAGTTACAAAAATCAAATTCAAATGCTCTTCCAACTTTTCATGGTATAGAAGAGAATTTTGAAGTTTCTTTATTGAGTGAATTAAAAACTGTGAGGGGTGAACTAAATGAATCGAAATCAAATCCAACACCGTCAAAAAATCTTCAGCTTACCTATAAACCCAAAACTTCCTGAAGATTTTGTAGAAAATATTTTTATCCCATTTCTTCAAGAAAATAAAGAATATATTTTTGATTTGTATTTTACTTGCCGAATGCCTCCTTTTGAACAAGATGCTATGGGGGATAATTTTGTAAATGCAAAAGATACAACATTTGGTGCTTTTTACATTTCCAAGAAAACTGGAATTCCCTTATCAGCAACTTTTAATAATATATTTGTTAGACCAGATCAAGAAAATTTAGATTTATTCATAAAAAATTTTAAATTTGTTTATGACAGAGGAGTTAAAATAGCAACTATTCCCCATACTTCTTGGTTGATGACTGGTCAAATCCAAAAAGAATTTCCAGAATTGTTTATAAAAAATACAATTTTACGAGAAGTAACTAGACCAAATGAAATTGTATCTTTAGCAAAAGCAGGATTTCACTATATAAATCTTGATAGAGATTTGATGAGAGATAGAGATCAACTTCTTCGTATTATAGAAGCAAAAAATTATTGCGCTTCTATAGGAAAACCAATTAAATTATCATTACTTGCAAATGAAAATTGCTGGGGTGGATGCCCTATTATGCCAGAGCATTATCATTATAATAACACAAGGGGAATTGATAACCCAGAATTTTTTGCTGATGCAATAAGTAGAACTTCTTGTTCTACTTGGGATATATTAGATTCATCCCATTCATTAAAAGCTGCTAATATTCCACCATGGAGAGAAGATTGGCAGGAATTTTTAGATCTCGGAATAGATGTTTTTAAGATGCATGGTAGAGAAACTGCTTTGCGTTTGAAAGAAAGTATGGATATAATCAAAAATTGGTCCAACAATGAGATTTATTTGTTTCCAAATTTTAATGAGTTTATACATGATATTCATATAGAAAATAAACCTATTGATATTTGGAGAGATAAAATTAAAAACTGCAAGTTTGATTGCTGGAAATGTAATTACTGCGAATCTGTTATAGAATCTAGAGTTAAAAAATATGATAGAGATCATCATCCATATGTTTATCATGTAATAAATTCTTTGGATAAATCTGGGAAAAACCAATCAAAATTTGATGATACAAAATATCAAATTGAAGGTCTTACCTCTGGCAGAGTTCAACATTTTTTAAATAACATATGTTCTTTAAATGATGTAAGATATTTAGAAATAGGAGCATATGCTGGTAGCACATTTTTTGCGGCTACAATGAATAATAATATTCCAGCGTATGCCGTAGATAACTATCTTGTTAATGTGTCTCCAGCAAGATTAGATATAAAATGGAATGGATACTCTGCTCCAAAAGTAAATTTTTTAAAAAATCAATCAAAGTATAAAATAGGAAAACTGATCGACAAAAAAATAGAACACGTTGGCATTTATGATATTGATAATAAAAAAGTGAATGTAATTTTTTATGATGGCAATCATGATTATGAGGAACAAAAAAAATCTCTATCTTCTATGCTAAAATTAGTTGAAGATATTTTTATCTTAATTATTGATGATGCCAATTTTACAGATGTAGTAAAATCTGCAAAAGATTTTATTACAGAAAATAATCTCACATCATTATATGAAAATCAATTATTAACAACAACATATGAAGATGCCAATAGTTGGTGGAATGGTTTGTTTATATCGGTACTAAAAAAATGAAATTGTTTGATATCTTTCCATGTCCTATTTTTGGAACACAATATCCAGAACATCAATGTCTAAAGAAAAAAGTTTTAGAAATTGTAGAAACTCATATAGATGACTTTGAAGAAAATATTTCCTCAAAAAATCTACTTCATTTTAAAAACAGATTAGATCAATCAATTTTATATGATCCGATATTTTCGGATTTTAAAATTTGGTTAGAAGATATGTGTTATAATTACATCACTTCCCTTTTGGGATATGAACTACCTGATAAAGTTATTGTTACAGATAGTTGGTTGAATAAATGTAATGCTGGCGGTGAGCAAATGGCCCACTATCATTCAAATTCATTTGTATCTGGAACATATTATTTAAATTTTGATCCAGAGAAACATTCTCCTATAATGTTTAATAAAAAATCTACTTTATCTCATCCACATCAACCCTCTATTTCATTATTGCAAAAGGAAGATTTCATCACGAAATACAATTCAGATTCTATTGTTTATCCAGAAGAAGGAGAAGTTTATCTTTGGGAGTCACATATGTCACATTCTGTTCCAAAAAATTTAGCAGATAACAGAATTACTTTATCAATGAATTTTATGCCGACAGTTGTTAGTAATTCTAGATATGGTTTTAAGGTGAGATATACATAATGTCAATAGATTTTATGGACATAAAGAATAGATTTGCAGATGAACTATGGGACATAGGTATTCTAAATGGTTCCGAATATAAAAAAGTATTAAATTCTCCAGTAAAAGCAGCTTGTCACTTTAAAGGAGAAATGCTAACGAATAGACTTCAAGCACCATATCAATCTAACAACACATTAGTTCTTGCAAGATCTTCAAAAGTTGCTGCAGATTATTCCCTATATGAAGAAGCTTGTGTGTTATTAAAAGATTATATTGATTCTGGTATCTGTATTCAAGTTTATTTAAACTTTAAAGAAGCAGCAATATATTCGGGTCTTGGAGTACGAGCAAAAAACTCGTTGGTTTATAATAAAAAATTTGGATTTCAATGTAAATTATGTGCTTTTGTATTTTTGGAAGATATTCTTAATTTTCCAAAACCAGAAATCAACCGACAAATGTTGAATTTATGCGATGGATGCAACGACTGCATAAACAACTGCCCTGCAAATGCTATACATGAAGATTTTATAGATGGAAATGCTTGTGATACTTTTGTAGGAGTTGGTAACAGTGATAAACAAATTTCATTAAAGTGGTTTTGGTATGAATTATTAAAACCAGATATTCCAAGAGAAGTTGTATCTTCCTGGAAAACATTAGATGACTTTAAAAATATTGTTTGGTATAATGGATATGAAATGACAGCAAATGGATTGATGAAAGATGGCAAGGTTATAGAAATGCCGCTATGTCGTCTATGTCAAGAACAACCAAAATGTAGCAAGAGACCGATAGATGGAGCAGAAATGTGACGTTTACTTTAAATGATGAAATTACAGAATCAAAACTAGAATGGAATGTAACTCCATTGTTTTCAAAAGTATTATCTATTGCAGAAATAGATAATAATACGTGTTCAAATTTACAAAAAATTTGCTCTACAGTTTCATGGATAGATGATAATCAAGAAACTGGACATCTAAGTGGATATTCTGAAAATAGAGAAATATTGGACAAATACTTAGGTATAAAACAATATTTAAACTCTGTCTCTCTTAGCTGTATGAAAGGTATTTTAAATTTTGATACTGAGATACAGATCACAACTTCTTGGTTTACAAGAACTTTCAAGAACGGATATTGTACAGAGCATTCTCATTGCAATTCTTGGTATAGTGCTGTTTTATATTTTGGAGACTATGATGATAATTCTTCTAAGATTATGTTTAAAACTGATTCTCCCAGAATATTAGTAAATCAACTCAAAAATAATTTTCTTAATTCTACATGGTTGACATTATCTCCACAACAAGGTATGATAATAATCTTTCCAAGCGAAGTCAGGCATTTGGTAACTCCAAACAATTCAGAAAATATTAGATATTCTTTATCATTCAATATAATGCCAAGAGGAACCGTTGGAAAGGGTGATTCTTCATTTACTTATAAATAACAATACACACGATTACTTGTGATTACCATGGACACTGCAACACTCAAGAAAAACTTTGAAGAGCAACTTGCTACGACTGATAAGCAAATTGCTGACCTCGAAGAAAATATTGCTAAGGCAAGAGAATATAGACTGAAACTACAAGGCGGTTTAGAAACTCTAACTCTTCTAGAACCAGAAGCAGAAACAGAAGAAGCACCTACAGAAGTTGTAGAATAATCTCAGATCCCTTCTTACTAAATATGTAAGAAGGGTTTTTTGTGGCTAATGGCATCTCCAAATAGTAGAGCTAGTCTTATCACATATTGTAAGAGGCAGCTTGGCGAACCTGTCCTTCAAGTCAATATTG